TTATATAACGGCAAATACTCATACTTGGACAAAAATGGAACTTTGAGTTGGACAGCAGTACTATTATTAACATCCAACCTAACATGAGGGATGTTTGTGGAGGTGGCTGCAAACCTATTCCTCCTAAAGTTATTAAGTAGCCCAGTGGCATTATCATACTGAAAATTCAAAGCTATAAGACCCTGATGGAATGGAGTAGTGGCAACTTGGATGGTAAAAACTAAAGTAAAACGAACTCCATGCATACCAAGCAACCGCTGAACTCCATTAGGAAAATAAGTGGAGAAAAGTGATGCTGCGGATATATTCTCATTGAATATAGGACCAACAAAACCAGTAGTGAAACCACCAGTCCTGATAATCCTGGGTCTTGTAAAGTAGTGCAACAAATCTTGGTTCACTGAGGTTTTATTTAAATTGGAAAAAGTATAGTTAGAACCAAGTGCTGTCACTGCGTGACACTCTTCTTGATCCATAACTAACTTTCCAGCCTCAATGACTCCATTGACAGCTAAACTGTCTATACCACCTTGATCGGTAGTTTCATCTCTATATTCTATTTCTGTAATATCTGATACTTTACTAGCGAGACAAATACAACCGGTGTTAGCCTCATGATTCCGGAGGTGTGATGATTCTCTGCATCAGCTGAGTAGTAAAGGGGGAACGGATGCGCCCTGTCGAATAAGGCACTACTTCATCACAAGCTATTTCCTGTGTCAAATCCCGTGTTTGCAACATCCGTGTTTTCCCAAGGCTCCAACAACATTGAAGCACTCAAGGCTTTGCTCAAGTACAACGACTTACCCATGTTCCAGTTTTCCCCAAAACTAAAGGTTGGATACTGACTCTCAATCAGGCGTCGACGCTCTCTCGACATCTGAGCATAGATCTTTGGCGCATAGGTGTTCCATGTCTCCTGGTCGTGCATGGATAGCTCGACAAGCATGGTATCAGCTTTGGCCATTCTGTCTGGGATGCGAGTAGCAGCGTTCTTATAAATGTAATTCCGATAAATGATCGACTGGATATCCAACGGAGCGACGTAGACACTCTGTCCATCAATGAACTCTTGTCTGAAACCTCTCTTAAGGAAACTCATATCTTCGATCTTCTTGTTCGCCATTAAATCAGCTCCCTTAAGAGCATCTGTGTATGTGAGGTGCATCCTCTTACTCATGGCTTCTGCCATTACGTCCTGGTTAAACCAGTCTTGCACCTCTCGCCTAAGCGACATGAGATTATCATCTCCATACACGATAGGCCGAACATCACTCCAGAAGTTCACATAACCTCTGGGGAGCTTGCGCTTCTCGCATGCATAACCATAACCAACAACACAACAAAAAAGTGAGTAAAAACTGTTGACAATGGTTGTGAGTGGGTGACCACTGGGAAGGGATTTTGTCCATCTAACGACCTGGCCATAGTTAACTCCATCACTTGTGATGTGAAGAGACTCCACTAAGTCGTAGAAAAGGACACGGCGAGTCATTGCATGACCGTCGTTGCCATACCAG